GAACAACAGTGGTGCGTTGTTGTGCAGCGGGTACTACACCAGCAGGTTTCTTGTCTGTTGGGCTTCCTTTACCAGTACCTTCTTTTCTAGGGATATTACCGACAGCAGACTGTGGCCTAGACTTGTTTTGGGGTTTAGCAGCACCAATCAGATCAGCTTTAGTACGCGCACCTGTGCGGTTGCTAGAAGGTCTAGGTTTAGAGCTGCCTGAGGACAGTGCATTAGCAATGCTTGGCACAAAAGGTGCTGCAAATTCAAGAGCTTTGCCAGCAATTTTGGCTGCACCTGGACCCGCTTGCAGAGCTTTGCCAGCACCATATGTACCGGCAGTAAGTGCTGCACCCTTAGCATCTCCGCTCAAAACAGAACCGGCAATGCTAAGACCGGTACCTACTGCACGGGCTTTAGAGCCAGCAACAGCACGTAATCTGTTGGGAGCGGACTTACTTGCTGGTGTGCGAGTTGAGTTCGCAGCTTCTACTTTTTTGCCGTTAGCAGCTTGAACAGGTTGACCTGAATTTCCTCGCGGTTTTGGAGTCGTACCACGAAGGGTTGGACCTTGTGTAACTTGGCGCTCAACACTTGCTCCTACTTTTGGTAAGTTAACACCTGCTCTGCGAGAAGCAGGAAGGGCTACAGCTGGTCGTGAAGGTTTAGGGGATTGTGCAGGTTTTTCTGATTTAAGTTTCGGTTTACCAGACGTAGCTGGCGGTTTTCTATAAGGCTTAGCAGGGTTACGTACTCCCCCAGAAGATCCACCAACCCTAGTAACAGGTTTAGCATTGAGAAAATTGTTTTTGCGAGTAGCCATTTTACTTAATATGAGATAAGATAAGTCCCTCTCTCAAGGGGTTATGACCGTATGTGGCTCTCATCCATGTGAGCCAGTTATTACTACCTTTGGCCTGATTACACTTCCAACAGCAAGGGACAAGATTACTTGTAAGGTCTTCACCACCAAAGCAGCGAGGACGTACGTGATCCAATGTAAGTTCATGTAATTCATAAATTTCTCCACAGTAAACGCATCGACAGTTGAAGTGTTCCTTAATGGCTCTTCGCCACATCCGCTTGGCTTCAGGGCTTGTCATCGTTATTAGATTTTGGAGGTAGTGATCAGGTGTAGGTAGCAATGGAGTCATCTGTATCGGTTGTTATTCCCGTGTCCGTTACGTGCGCGGTTTGTTGATGGACTCTCAATTTTGAGAGCACCATTACGAGAGTGAGAAAGATCTCCGCCCCCTTTCCCGTAGATGCCACGTTTCCGACGAGCTTTGTTTAGCTCAGACCGATACTTACTTTTGCCTGGTTTCTTGTTGTACTTACGCATGTAGCTGCGATGTTGATCAGCAGCTTCAGGGTTGTCTTTGTAGTATTCAGCTGTACTCTTTTCTGCCATACAGCCTCCGTTGAACAAGTTCTGGATCAACTTTTGGCATTATTGTTGCCAGTTTATCGAGAGGGTTACCTTCATATGCGACACCACTGATGTCGTTCTTGGCTAACCAATCACAGGCAGCTTTTAGATCAGCAGTAGATGCTTCCCCAGATTTGATTCGGCTAAGGAATTCTGATGTAACAAGGTTATGTAACTCGTTAAACTGATCCTCAGTGGCCTTATTCTTAGCCATGTCTCAATACAATTTGATCTAGTTTGTTTTCGATGCGAATCATGTGATCCTCCATCTTTTGAAGAGCTGTTGATAACTCTTCACGTTGGACATATTTCTCTGCAACTCTTAATTCAATACGGTCAATACGTGAATCGACTTCGTTTATACGAGCTTGCATACGTGAATTTAGTGCTACAACAGCAGTGAAAAGAGCTATGGTTGCAGATACTGCAGCTTCAATCATTTTGCTCCATAAGCTTGATTAGCTTGGTTGCATAATCAGGATCTGTAGCGTATTTCTCTTTGACCAGAAGTTGAGCACATTCACTACGATTGACAGCTCGATTAATACCTTTGAATCCTTTGTAGTCCTTGTACCAACGATCTATAAGATATTGAATACAGGTATGTAGATCCGGGAAGTCAATAAATGAGGTGTTAATTGTGACCCATTGACCTTTGTGAAACTCTTTGGTAGTAGCTTGTGTGCCAGTACCTTTTAGGCCAAAGGCGTTGTTCTTACCAGAGAAGTGTTTACCGTAGCCACTTTCTAGTGCCCATTGAGCTGCCACAACCTCTGGGTACTTAGCACCACACTCTGCAGCAACTGCCTTGACGCTTTGCCAATCGTTTATTGATGCAGGTTTTGTCGGGTTTGCAGTGCTGGTTTTGTTGGATCTAAATGTCATGTACCAACCAGTGCCAGGAGCTTCTACCTCCCAACGTCGTAGCCAGTTTCTCCAGCTATATTTAACAGCTTCTCCACCACTTCCAATTCGTACGTAGCCGCCGTTGATATTATCCATCTCCCCGTAGGGATCATGGAAGATGCCATACTCTGCATCAGCTCCTACAAGAAGCATCCAGTGCCCACCTCCTCGGGGAGCACTGACTGGGCCTTTATGTAAGATACCAGTTGCTACTGGATAACCTGCTGATAGTTCAGCAAGTAATTTGTCCTTTGTGCCATTAGTAGCAAAGCCTGCTTTGACTCCATAATCATTACAGGCTTTGACTTGTGCAATAGAAGTGGTGGTGTCGCCGTATTTCAGTACCTTTTTTAGGTACGTATCATCGGCATTTACCCCAGACAATGCATCAGGTAGAAGATATTTGATGGCCATAGCGCATGTGCTTGAGAAACACATTCGATCACCATGACTGGTAGCACTATCTGTTTGGGGGTAATACTGCCGAACAGGCAACATTACCATTGTTGTTATTTGAGAGAGTCTTTGATTTGTCTGATCTTATCGTCTTCTTTACGGACGAGCTTCAGGTATGAAATAACCGAAAGAACAACTTGAATAATACTATTTTCTTTTAGTTTGCTTGCTGCCAGAGCTTCTGAGCCAAGAAACAAGCCAAAAAAGGCAAGAGCCTCATAGGAGAGACTCACGCCAAGGATGGTAAGCATTGTAATTGCCTAAATGTTAGTTATTGTTGGTCCTCATCCGCCGGGAGCGGGGAGTTGCCGATGCTGGTCTTTTTGTAGGCCGCACGGGATACGTGCTGGACCTTGGCGACTCCTTGCTTAGCCTTGACCGGCATTGCTCACCTCAGCCAGGTGCGCCTGGTATGCCTCAACCACCTCAGGTGTCCACAACGCTGCTGCACAAGCCTGCAGTTCGGCGCAGTCCTCACTCACGTCCTCACCAGGAACGCGACAGTGGCGGTGATAGGTCTTGCCTACTTCCACACCATCCTTTTCGATGATGTCCGCACGGCGGCACTGGATGATGGAGTAAGGGGGAATGATTTCGAGTTGATACTCGTGTCTTTCAGTAAATTGTGCCATTAGGGGAATCCTCCAGATTCGACAGGTTTAGGCGTTGGTATTTATTATGTTGCTACATACCAAAATGCAATCATCATGTCACTAGAGTTTATAAATGCAGTATCAGTTAAATTAGTAATTCCACCACCGGAAGCATTTGCAACAAATCTAAAAGTATTACTACCTTGCGAACCTGCCCAAAGTCCTAAAGTTCCGGAATAAGTTATATTTCCATTATACCCGACCGCAAAAGCCACATCTGTAACTTCTCCCGATTGAGCAATATTGAATGGCAATCCACCAAGTCTTGCAAATCCTGTTGAAGAACCTTTAGTAGATAATGCTAGATAACCATGAATATAAACTATCCTACCAATTTTTGTATAATATCCACCTGTTGCTGCATTATAAGTAATGCCCGTACTTGCTCCACCAAAAGAAATTGTTGGCGTCCAAGTCCCCTCCTCATAATCATCCAGCGTGTTCACATCACTGCACGCCGACTGCGTAGCGGGGAAGGTGATGCCGTTGCTGACTTGCAGCGTGCCACCATTCGCTGTAGACGACACACCACCCACCAGGAGCTGCGTGGTTGCCTTCACTGTTGGGATGGTGGTAGTCCCGTCCGATGCCAGTACAACGTTGTTGCTGGCGCTACTGCCGTGGAGCAGGTTGGTAACTTTGATGGTGCTCATGGGGTCACCTCCAGGGCGGCGAGTTGTTCAGGTGTTGGCTCGGGAAGCGTTGGATGGTTCCAGGATCGGATGTAATCGCCCTTTCCGTCAGAGTCGTTTTGCAGGGCAATGGTGCCATCCATGAACAGCTGCTGTTGATCAGCAAGCTCCGGGTAAATGGCTGTGATTTGTTCGTAGAGAGTCATGATTTACACCCCCAACCAAGAACCGGAAAAGAATGTGTTAGTTGAACCTTGATCATAAGTTGGTCCGGTTGCATTGCTAATGTAATAAAGCTCTGCGTAATCAGTGGTTCCGTTCATGTAAAGAATGTCTTTTACGTTTAGAGACCCATAATCAGTGCCGGAAACATAGTGTTGATTTCTAGCGTAAATTGATCCGTTTTTATAGATACCTACTGTGCTATTTGTGTATTGAGAGCCGGTCCAGTTTGTAAAAACACTGCCAATGATTAAATAGTATCCCGCTTTGTTTGGCGTAAAACGATAGTTAGTTGTGCTATCAAAGCATGAGGCAGTATCAAAATCTTCTGTATCAAGAATTATTTTGGTAAAAGTGCTAGTTGTGACCGATGTTGTTGATGATCCCGATTTGTAGGCTCTAAATCGAGGTCCGGTGATGTCCACCCAGCTCAACGCCCCGGAGCCATTAGTGCTGAGGACTTGCCCACTGGACCCATTCCCCGTAGGCAGGACAAGGGTGTTTGATCCAGCAACAGCGGGGGCGTCGATTTCGGTGTAGCCCGAGGTGCTGCCGTTTAAGCGCAAAGTCATGGGGTCACCTCCAGGGCGGTTTTGATGTCATCGGGTGTGGCAGCAGCGTCGATCTGCTCCTGCACCTGGGCGTATTTGTCGCGGATCAACTGACGGCCAGCTTCGGCTGCTTCAGCATCAGCACCAGGGATCTGCTTGGCGATCACCTCATCGAGTGGGGCGAACTCCTCAGCGCGTTGCTGGCGGCGGATGGTGTGACCGATCTCCTTGGCTTGATCCAGGTCAACTTCTATCGCTGCGCCGTTAGCGACCCAAGCATTGCGGAAGAAGCGATCTGATGGGATAGCGTCGTCTTCCACGATTTCGTAGGCGACACCTTCGGGAACGTCTTTTGCGGCGACTTCTTCGATGCTCAGCTCACCCGTGGGGATGATGACGCTGACGCCGCCTTCGTTGTTGGTGTAGATGATTTTCATGGTGTTACCTCAGCGGAAGATGACGACCATTGCAAATCGCGTATCACGCGTGCCTCCAGCATTAGTTCGATTACTCAAGCGGATTGCTGACGATGTTGGTGGAATATCTCCCTCAACGAGAAGCCAATCTAATGCAGTTCCATTGTCATGTTCACTGGTGGAAACGGATGCGTAATTTGCATCCGGCATTGCCGTCGTGAAGTTAACCGTATAGTCGCCCGTGCCGTTATCCGTAATGCTGCTGACGTTGTAGCTAGCGCGGATTGCTACGGTGCTGGTGCCATTAAAGTTGACCCAAGCTCTGCACAGTTGACCGCCAACAAGTCCAGGCGTTAGCAGCTTTGTAGCCGAATAAAATGCAATCGGATCACTGCTTAGCGTTGTATTTGCATTAGCACTGAGCGTGATACTGGTTGTACCACCGCCGCTTGAAACCGTTGTTCCAGGTGTGATGCCTTCGCCAACAACGTAATCACCATTGCTGACGCCAGAACCCGAGGCAACTGTCAAAGCAGCAGTGCCGCTGGTAATTGTGCCAGTGGTATGCGTACCATCTTTGGCACTAAAACTGGAATAAACGCTAGAAGCCAGTTCATCCAGCGTGATGGAGGCGTCCGGCAACCCGCCTGCGCTGATGCCAGTAACAGTGCCGGACCCGTTAATAGTGATAGGCATGATCAGACCACCACCCAGTTGGAATTGTTTGGAATAGTCACGGTGACCCCGTTGTTAATTACGATAGGCCCTGCGCTGAGGGCGTTTTTTCCTGCCGTGATGGAATAGCTGGCAGTGATAGTGGACGAGTTCTCGTAGAACACATCATCGGTGCCGCCACCTGTTGCGCCACCAGCTGTACCCCAGCTAAGGGTTCCAGCAGCGTCAGACTTCAGGGCATGACCAGCAACGGTTGCATCCGTAGCAGGCAGCGTCCAGGTGACGTTGGCGGCAATCGTGGAAGGGGCTTGGAAGGCTACATAATTACTACCGTGACCAGTTGCTTCACCAAAGCGAAGGTCGGATTGGTTATCAAGAAGAACGTCTCCGGTAACCGTGCCACCAGAGGAGAGAAGGTAAGAGACCCAGGAAAGGGTTGCATAGCCATCGGTAGCCAACGCCTGGTTTGCCGTACCATCAGCAGCAGGCAGCGTCCACGTCAAATCAGCAGCAATGCTGGCTGGGCCCTTAAAGCCGACACTGTTAACACCATTACCGCTGGCTTCCCAGAAGTTAAGTTGGTTTTGGTTGGTGAGATTAAGAGCGTTCTGCTGGTATAGGGGGCTGTAATGGTTAGTGCCACCAGTGGCAAAGATGCCTACGGTCGAACCGTCGGCAACGATGTCTATTGAACCAGGGTTAACTCCATCGTCAGTGACTTCAACCTTTGAGTTGCCTTCAGTAATCTTGTCGGTACTGATGCCAGAGATTTGAGTATCGACGTAGTTCTTAGTCGCAGCGTCTTGAGCAGCAGCTGGATCACTCATGCCAGTGATGTTGTTGGTGCCCATTGCAATAGCACCCGTCATCGTGCCGCCAGCCAGAGCAAGCTTGGTAGTGTCAGCCGTGTCTACATATTGCTTAGTAGCTGGCTCAAGGTTTGCAACCGGGTCAGCAGAAAGAGTCAGTGCTCCAGTAAGCGTCCCACCAGCAAGCTTCAGGTAACGAGTTTCTGGATCGTTGGGGAAGTATTGGATCCAGTTCCAAGTAGTACCAGCAGTTGAATAGACAATACGGACACTCAGACCAGAGCTACCAGTAAAGCCACCAGGAGTACCAGCCAAAGGCGTAAAGCTTTCGATACCAGTGGAATCCGTAACCTCTATAGCATCATTGTTGCTAGGAGAACCGGGAATAGAAGCAACGTCAGCAACTACCGTATAAAGGATGGCGCTAGCAACAGCAGCAATAGCCTGGTCGGCTTTGGTGTCAGCAGCGTTAGCAGTGGTTACTGCGTTAGCAGCATTTGTTGATGCTGTGTTGGCAGTACTAACTGCGTTGGTAGCGTTAGTGGATGCCGTGTTAGCAGTGGAGACTGCATTACTAGCATTGGTGGATGCTGTGTTGGCAGTGCTGACGGCTGCGTTGGCATTGGTAAGTGCAGTATTGGCGGTGCTTAGCGCCGTACTTGCATCTGATGCTGCTGCAGTCGCAGTTGTAAGTGCTGTACTAGCATTAGAACTTGCTGTATTTGCCGTAGAAACTGCAGAGCTAGCATTTGAAGCTGCTGTGTTTGCTGTGCTTACAGCTGCACTAGCATTAGCGGAGGCTGTGTTAGCCGTCGATACAGCAGCGTTTGCGTTAGACAACGCAGTATTTGCTGTGTTTACTGCTGTTGTTGCGTTTGTAGTAGCAGTATTAGAGGTAGAAGTTGCCGAAGCTGCCTCGTTTTCTGATTCCTGTGTAGCATAAAGACTTTGCAGCAAATTACTGTTTAGATCTTGTGCTCGTATAGCAGATCCTGGAAAAAATGTGGCTTTTAGATCTGTAGTATCAGTATCTCTAAAAATCCTAATCGCCACACTATTGGCAGGAGCAGTATTAAAAGAGATTGTTGTAGCGTTGGCAAGAGTGTATGCAGTTGTAGTTGTGCCATTCAACGTTACTTGAATGTCACTTTCTTCAAGATATGGAAATGTAAAGGAGTAGTTCGTTGTGGAACCATTCCCTGTGTATGTATTCTCAGTAATAGCCATTTACGCTAGGCAATAGTTGGGAATGGGTGGATTATTTATTTTCTAGAATTGGTAGTGCAACACCACGTCGTTGCATTTCACCGGAGTAACCTTGTTGGAATTGACGAATCCTTACTTCATTATAGTTTGACAGTTGGCCTTCAGCTAATCGTCTGGCATCATGAAGTGCTACGTTGATTTGCTTGTACACGTTCTGCCAAAGTTCAGGTTTAATCTGTGATCCATTACCGCGAGCAACACGGATTGAC